CCTGTTAGTTTATCGATTGCTCGACCACCGCCAGATACAGCCATCTGGGCTGGAATGCTCAGACCACCAGTTTGAACAGCTGCACCACCACTAATTAGGGGACGCAGTAGACGTTCTGTAGCGACAGCACCTTTATCGTAACCAACCTTGCTTCCAAAGACAGAAAACTGATCAGTGAAGGACGATAGACCGCCCTGGTAGCCGCTATTATGCAATTCTGTTAGCTGGTTTAGCTGTAGGATCAGGTTGACTGCCTCTTGGCCTTCTCTGGTGTCCCCAGCGAGGCGTTTTAGGGCGTCTAATTCTTGATTACCGACGATTGACTTAGTTTTGTTGCGTCCTTCACGGTATGCAGCTGCCGCTAGGATCTTCTCGGACACACTTTCGAATGTATCTGTCTGATTCGGCTTCACGCGGGACTTCATGTCAGCAAATCGCTGCTTTAGTGCCTCGGTTAGTTGAATGTGAGCCTGGTCAACGACGGCACGGGCACCTTTAGCTGACGTTTTGTCGACGTCTTTTAGATTAAAGTCAGGGTTTGCGTCTGTGATAGCCTTAAATGTACGCGCTAGGTCACCAGCTGCCTGTCTTTGGGTATCGTCTAGGCTGTCTGGATCTTTTAGTGTGCCATTCTTTGTATATAGGATCGCGGCTTCGCCTGGTGTTGTTGCAAGTTCTGCTACTGCTTCAAGTGCGACTTCTTTGGCAGACGTGATTTCACCATCTAAAGCAACTTGTGATGTTGCCTCACCCGCACCACCTGTGAACGCCTGTTTACCACCTTGCAGTAGTATACCACCGCCACCTTTCATACCGATAGCCTCAAAGGCACTAATGATGGCTGCTTTGGTTAGGCCACGTTTCTGAGCTTCAGCCATAATGTTGCCATTGTCGATGGCTTCACGGATGGCTTGTGGGTCTGACACATTGATGTCTTGTTCACGCAGGAAACTCATGACCTCACCACCGTATTCACGGGGTGTTGACGCAGCGATCATGATACCCGCGCCGAGCAGTGGGTTGCCTGTTACGACAGATGTACCAATACCAGCTGCCATTGCTGGACCAGTCTCAGCTGCGGTCTCACCGATGAAGGCAAGTGCAGCCATAGGATCTTTGAATGACTTACGCGCCCAATCCATGACTCCTTCGGCATCCTGGAAGTCCTGTGCGCCGCGCTGGGCCACTGGAGACATGGGAAGTGCCGCTCGGTCAGCTTCAAGCTCAGACGCACGTGTTAGAGCGTCTTGTCCTGTCTCACGTACAGTCTCAAACTTACCACCTGGGGCACGGTAGTCAGACTTTGCAGCCTCTGCACCACCGACCATCGCTTTCAACTTTGCGACGTTCTGTGGTCCTAGGTCAAAGTCACGGTCTAAAGAGTCAAACCAACGATTTAGCTCTTCTTCGTTTCTTACACTACCAAGAGCCTGGAGTGTACCATCGGCCTCCATCATTGCCAAAGCATCTTCAGGAACAACAATATCTAAAGCACGTCTGATTGTCGTTAGCCTGTCGACATCCATGCTTTCCAAGGTGTTTGCAGCGTTAGTTGCAATACCAGAGTAAATACCCTGCTTTGTACCAATGACACCTCGCTGCCACGAGCGTCCAACACCAGTGCCTGGTGGGTTTACTGGTGCTTCAGCTTGGCGAGGCCCTGCGGCTTGTAGCATCTGGAACGCCCGAGCGACTTTGTCAAACTCTGGGGTCCCCTTCTTGTCCTTGTTTTGGACAAGCCACTGCGCGTAGGCTGTCAAGTTGTCTTGAGCCATAGAGAACCTCTAAATGTAAGGGAGTATTAACCGCCGTTAATGACAGCGTTAGCTTCATCAATCACTGACTGGTCGACTGTACTTGTATTTGGGTCAGCTAGATCATCATCGAGAGGCGCATTAGGATCAACCTGGATGCCATTCTGAAGTCGATTGAGGATCTTCTTCTGTAGTAGAAGCTGACGATCAAGCCATGCTTTCCAGACAACGTCGTTACTGTCTAGGGTTGGAGCTTGTGACGCAAATAGTTGCATTTCGGCGTTAGAGATTGCACCTTTGGTCTGAGCTACACGCTGCATAACACTGTCTAGACGGACTTCCTGTAGGAACAGGCGTTTTGCCTCGTCCTCGTTGCCAACAGCGCGTCCTGTAAGACGACTTGCGATAGCTGCCCAATTAAAACCCGTTAGACTACTGTCAGGGTCCTGTGTAAACATATCACGGGCAGACTGTAGTTTAGCAATAGCTGAACGGACCTCACCAATGGCCTCTGGATCACCAGGGTTATTACCACCAGCACCGCCTGAGTTCATCTTACGCATCAGATCTTTACGACGCTGGTCTTCCAGCATCCGCGCTTCCTCGATCTGCATACGCTCCATGTCAGCCTGGCGGTTGTAGTCCATGATGTTACCATAGGCATCGATTGCCGATGAATAACCTTGACCAGTGTTAGCACCTTGCATCATTGCACCACCAACACGTAGTAGTCCTTCACCTAAACCAATGCGGTTGTCAGGGATCATAGGCATACGGGAAGACCCACGTGCGTTACCAGTTGCACCCTGGAGTGCTGGTGGTTTCGCTGGTGCTGGGTTTTGCATCAGTAAAGGTGATCCCATACTCATTGGGGGCTGACCATTAGGGTTTTGGTTTAAAACACCTGGGGGATACGAAAAGTTAACCATTTGTCAGTTTCTCCTACACAAAGCCGCCGAGGCCAGGGCCACCGCCAAACAAAGGATTAAAGAACGAAGAGTTGCCATTAATACTAAAGCCAAGTTGGTTTGCCATACCCGCTCCCGACATAGCACCGCCGAGGAAGGATTGCCCTGGATTAACCATGTTTGCTTGGTAATTTCCCGATCCTGGAGAACCGCTAGCTAAGAAGCCACCGTAGTCTTTACCTAGGTTGTAATTATAGCCAGTCAGGTAGTCGAACTGTGAGCGGTCTGCATCAAGTTTGCCTTGGTCCCATGTGTTCTGATTGTTACCTGCACTCAATGCGGTATTAGCGCCAGACACACTTGTGTTGTTACCCTGGTTAGCCATGTTCATACCAGTGGTTGTCGCTGTGTTTAGCTGGTTGTTCGCAGTGCCAGCGTTTGACAACATGTTACCAGCTGACGTCATGGTGTTGTTACCAGCTGTCAGGGCACTACCAGCGTTACCGTAGGCAGTTCCCATGTTACCCGTCATGTTACCCTGGTTGACGTAGGTGTTCATGGCGTCACCATAGAAACCACCAGTGTTAGACATGTTGTTCGCCATGTTGACTGTGCCAGTCATGCCTTGGTTGAACTGGGTGTTCTGTTGGGCCAGGCTTGCGTCTTTGAGACTGTTGTAAACATCAGAACTGACGTCTGCGCGGCGGTCATCAAATGCACGGTTAGCCAATGCATCAGCAACACCAGCGCGGCTGGAGTTAGGATTACCTGAGGCCGATGCTGCCAAGTTGATACCTGGGAGCGTTTGTTCAGTCAGTGTGCGCCTGTCGTCACGCATCATGGCGTCGACGATGGGGTTCATGTTATCTAAGGCATACTGGGATGCAGTTCCTATGCGATCATCGTTTAACGCCTTGTCGGCTAGGTTACCGAAGCGATCAGTGACACCCTGACTGTTGGTTGCTAGGTCATTAAAGTTGGAGCGGTAGTTACCAATGCCATCGCGGATGTTGCTGTAGTCATTCGCCAGGTTCATCTGGTTGTTAGCTAAGGCATCAAATTGACCAACACGGTTGGTGAAGTCGCCAGCCATACCTGTGAACTTGTTGTACAGGCTGTTGGCGTTATTACCGAAGTTCATACCTGGGGCAGCGTAGTTGATACCATCTTGATACATAGAGTTGCCACGGTCGACCAGGTTGTTACCTAGGTTGTACAGCTGGGTGTTTGCACCAGTTTGCATGGTGTTTGGCTGTGCGTAGAAGTCACCTTGGTAGGGACCTTTGGCGATCATGTCGTCGTAGTAACCAGAGACGTTGCCTAGGTTTGTGTTGATGTAAGGCATCGCTGCGTTCAGATACTGGTTGTTCTGCTCGTTTGCGCGATCCATTGCAGCTGCGTTCTTTTTAGCAGCCGAGTTCGCGGCTATACCGCCGACAACCGCTGATCCTATTACGACCCATGCCATATTAGTTTTCCTTTTTGGTATCCTGATCAAGGTTCTCTAAGAAATGATTGAGCTTGGTTAAGTCAGGCTCTTCTAGACCCATAGCCTCGTATGTTGGGCTAATGACCTCTTCTTCTACCTTGTCTAAGTATTCTTCTTCAGTCTCTTTAGTCAGGTGGACTGTTGTCAGTATTGTGTCTTCCTCAATGTAAAACACGCGCTTTACCCCAGCTGGTGACACAAACGTTAGGGGACCTTTGAGACGCTGTTTGCCGCCATTCTCTGAGACAACAAGGATGGTACCTTTCATCAAGAATGTTAGGTGGGGCTTCTTGTGTAGCTTACCGACGACGACCATACCCTTAGGCATAAACAACTGACGTGCATAGGTTGAGCACCCATAGTCATCATCAAGTGGTGTAAAGAAATGTTGAAGCTCAGTGTCATCAGTGTTGTCTTCAATTTCACCGTGTTCTGCACCGTGCATCAATAACGCCTGTAGCGTCATGATAGACGTGCGTATCTGTAAATCCTGTTTCATGATCTTTAGTTGGGGAAGTCGTCATAAGTTGATGGACTAAAGGATGACCAAGATGTCCCGTCATAGACAACCAGGCCAGTGTAGCCAGACCCCAGTGGATCCCAAGGTGACAAGGCATAGCGAACCATGCCCTTCTTTGGTTTCTCTGGGGGATTGTCGGTCACCTGGATGGTACCTTGGATGATACTATTGATTGCGTTCTCGATAGCTTGGAACTCTTGTCCTATGTAGAGACGAAAGCTCTCATCTAGGTTGGGGGTCGGACGTCTGACATATGTCGTGATGGTGACGTCAGTTACTGAGTTCGTCGCCATGTCTAACGTCTCCCAGTTGCTACGATGTCAAAGTCAAATCCAGAGATCGTGAAGTCTTTGGTGTCTGGGGTCTCAATCTTGTAACTCAGGTAGCGACCTGATGATCTAGAGTCGACCTTGTAGGCCGATGACGTATCTAGAGACACAGAGGTCTCGTAGGTGGGGGCCGAGGTTGCTAGGTCTGATGCACCCATAGACACATTGAAGACTTTGTTGGTTGCCACAGTGTTGAACTGGGGGACCATCTTACGGATGTTCTTGTAGCCAGTCAGGGGTAGCTGTGCTTCCGTGTCAAGGTCAATCCCTGTTCGCTCTAGTCTCATGGGTTTGGTTGCACTGGTGTTCAATGCGCCAGCTAGGGTTGACCCCTCGTCAATACCATCTAGACCCAGGATGTTGCTACCAGACAAACCATCGCTTGAGGATGCCTGGGAGAGCATAAGGATGTTACGGGTGAAACCAGCGTCCTGAGATGCGTATGTAGAACCAGCTTGGTTGTAAGTAACGCTGGCTGTGTCGTAGGTCTCTACTGTGTCGACGTTGGCACTGGCCCCTGCGTAGACATTAGGTAGATCTAGGAAGGACCAGGTGTTGCTTGCATAGTTAAAGACAGCTGCACGATTACACCCGTCACCATTGGTGAACTCAGCCATGTCGTCGCTGCTCTTGTAGCAGAAGTATATCTCTTCACGCGCTGGGTCATACTGAACGAAACAGCGATCTAGGGAACTCGTGTCGATACCTGAGAAGATGTAGTCTTTCACGCGACCATCACAGATACTTTGGGTACTGACACCATCTGTCATGTAGATGTCGTCTTGGTCGAAGACGTAGTGTCGCCCTTGGACTTCCACTATGCAGTTCTGGTTGATGACACCAACGTCACTGAAGAGCTTACGGAAGTTGAATATGAAGGTGCCACCGACGAACTCCATGAGCCAAACCTGGTCACTAGAGTAGATCAGGAAGTTAGAGCCCAGGGTCTGACCATCGATGATCGGGGTGTTCATCTGAGCTAGGTCGTTAAACCCAGCACTCTTGGTGGTGTCTGTCTCGTCCCAACTAGTGGGAGCCTGGTTAGCTAGAGCAATATCTGAGAACCTAACGCGGGTTGGAAAGCTCTGACCACCCTCGTCCATGTTCATAGCAATCAGGAAGTCACCATAGGATCTTAATGATTCACAGGTGTAGCCTGAGGGCCAGTTGACTAGGGGGGCATAGTTGTTCATCGCTGGGGTCTTGTAGAGGGGCGCGATGTCCTCTCGGTTCAAGTACTGGACGTTCGCTAGGGACGTCGCTGTGACTTGGGCGGGACTGGCAGATGCACTGGAGTTGTAATCTAGGGCAATGGTACCGTTACTGAAGTTGTAGACATCAAAGTCATCGGAAACCACGGTCACTGTGTCATATCCAGTGGCGTTATAGACACCGTGGATGAACACTGGGGTGAAGCCCGTGACTGTGGAGACATCACGGAACCCTGGGGATCTACGGATGTTGCCTTGGTCAAACCTGACGTTCTTAGCGCGGGTGAACGCATTGATCGGTAGGTTGAAGGGGTCGACATCAGTGATTACGCCTACGGAACCTAGGTCGCGGATCGGTAGGTTTGGCATGGACTGGTGTCCTTCGTGTTAGAGACAAGCTGGTGGTGTAGGCCAGGAGACTGTGTGCGGGAACCCTTGTTGCTGAGGTACATCGAGTAACGCTAGTCGGTAGGCTGAGACGTCAGCTTGCTCTTGTTCGCTTAGGTCGGCCCAGCGCAGGGGGTTACTGACGACTGGGTCTACCTCGTTGGTTAATTTTGAGTCACGCTGGTCTCTGACAAAAGCGGCAACTCGTACATCATGGTCTGCCTGAGAGAATGGCGCAAAGTCTGTACCGATGAGAGACAACAGGGCTGTGTTGTCTATGGTCATATCGGTGTCCCAAGGTGTTAGTGCGTAGGGGATCCACCCGTAGTCTGGGTGGTTAATCTCTACGTCAAACTGGGTGTTCTCAGGGTTCATTGACTGAGCGTTTCGTACTTCGGTGATCTCTATAGTTGTCATCTTATGAAATCCTTAGATAGACTGTCGGTCCACTATCAAGAGTAGACCCCATACGCCGCCATGTGCCAGACGAAGAAGTAAAGTTCCCAGCAACCGCTGTATAGTTTGAGAAACGCATGACAGACCCACTGACTGTTGAGTTTTCACTACCAATTGACCCCTTCAAGAAGGCATAACTACCAACGTCATCCGCTTGTAGACCAGCAGTCGCAGTGGCGACTTGTGATGTCGTAACAGACGCGGTTGCAGTAGCAGTGGCTATACCTGTGACGTGACCATTGCTGTCTAGGGTGATGTCCTGGATGAACGTACTACCACTGTTGTTACTACTAGAGGCCGCACTGATGTTCGGGTGAGCCGTCAGGGCACCTAAGCCAGCCGCCGTGGGGGGACTATAGGTGAAGACACCATTGGCACTGTTGTAGCTGAGGGATCCATTGCCACTGGCGGTACCCTCTGCGCCTACTGACAGATCCGTCAACGCGATACCACCAGATGCCGAGGATGGCATAGTGACAGTCTTGGTACGGACACCCGTGATGTGACCATAGCTGTCTGAGGTGACCTGGTCGATAGCAGTGAACGTAGTGCCAGCTGCGGGGGCCACAGAGGTCGTGGTGTTACTACGGGATACCGTGGCGTGATCTATGGTGATGGTGCTTGCGGATGCCTGGTTGGTCGTGAAGCTGCCACCAGTTGACAACAGGGTCCCAGCTTGGATCGTCACGGTACCATCGTTGACTGTGGATCCAGAACTGGTGATGGCATTTATCTGCGCCTGAATGCCACTGGTGACACCATTGAGGTACTGGAACTCTGTAGCTGTGACACCAGCCGCTGCGGCTCCTGACAAGATGTTTAGATCCGCAGTGTTGCCTGTGTAGCCGTCTAGGGCATTAAGCTCTGACTGGTCGGCAGTCACCGCACCAGTTACGTTGGGTAGGGTCGCAAGTAGAGTACTCTTGATTAGACGTAGGTGGTCATCAGCCTGACCTAGGCCATCGGTAGACGCAGGGTTACTTGCGTTCAAACTGTTGATATAGGTTCCTGACTCTAGGGCCATCTTGTGTTCCTCTTTGGGGGACTAGGGTCTGACTTAGGTCGGACTGTTGTGGGGCGGTGGGTGGGGGAGCTTATGTTGGACTTGGGTCGGACCTTGGTGGAGAACTTGGGTCTCTCTTTCGAAGGGTCTGACAACAACAACAACAAGCACAACCTTTAACTGTCTTTTGAAATCGATTGATTGACTGAGGCACTGGGGGGTCCAAAGTCTGACTATGGTACCAGAAATCCTGGTGGATCTTAGGTCAATCAATAGTGATCCATTGATTACATTGGATTATTTACCAGAGAGGATATTTAGTCTGCTCTGGTTTCGGGCCTGAGGTGAGCCTATCGTAGTCTGTGGCTCAAATGTCAGACATTAGGCGATCCTTGTCTGGATGACCCTTGTTTCTTTTAAGTACAAATCGGGACCTATAGTCACACTGGTGTTAGACCTGAGTATTGACCTGAGTATTGACCCCAGTCTAACCACTGCATCCTGATCACTAGTGTGACCATAGATGACAACCAGACACATAGGATAACTGATGTCATCTCAGGTTTTCACTATAGTAGTCATACAGATCCTCTAGGTCTGATGTACTGCTTGAGTGATCATGAGTTGTCTTTGGTTCTGACACTAGTTCCTCGGTCACCTGTGTCTGTAGTGGACTATAGGTTATGTCATTGATTGACACACTCCATGCCCAATCACTTCCAGCCTGACCCAAGCCAGACATCAGTCTCTGTGTCACTGTAAGCATGTCTCATGTTCTCTCTCATAAGGTACATCACAGGTACCGATCCTGTGTTTTCTTGGGCTGGGAGTAGGCCACTATTCGACACTCTGGTTCGGTTACCTGTGATGTAAGGACTGAAAGTCGTATGTCGGGAGTACAACGCTGTCAGTCTATAGTTCTAAGGATGTCCTCACAGGTCTATCCCTTCGTAAGGGGGTCTCTTAGTATAACGTAGGGTAAACCTGTGTATCCTGTGTATATAGGGCGACACTTTGCTTGGTCTAAAGCATGAACTAATAGTGTCCATAAGGGGAACACATATGCAAGCCTATTGCATGATACACGTGTCATACCATATGTACACTATTGGTTGCTTTTGCGAGTAACTATGAAGCCAGGTAGCAGACCATAATAACCACATTGGTCGCCCCTGGCTTCGTCTTCAATACACTATAAGTATCATGATGATACCGATAGTCAATCACTCGCACTGCTTTTTACCTGTCAGTGGGTCATAGTAGCAAGCGCCACCAACTTCAGCCTCATCATGTTCAGTGACCACTGACGACACCTCAGGTGCCTCTTCGGTGGCTACGTCTTCTGATGATGCAGCGTTCAGGATACCGTAGCGTTTACCAGATGCACGGAACGTCGTGCACCCTGATGCACCACCGTCGTATGCATCCATGTAGACCTTCTTGAAGTCTTCCCAACTGACGTCATCACCGACGTTACATGTCTTTGAGCAAGCACTGTCGACATACTGTGATGCCACGTTGAGTACCTTCACATGGTCGAACACTGACAGTTCGTTAGCTGTCTTGCCCTTGATGCCCCACTCTCGGAACGCATAGTCTTCCACACGCTCTACCTGTGCACCATCGAAGTCTTGGATTGTGCGGTCATAGAAGTGACTAAAGACTGGCTCGATACCTGATGACACATTGTCAGCTGATAGACTGATGGTCCCAGTGGGCGCAACTGACAGTAAGTGACTATTGCGGATCCCATGTGTCTTTATGCTGTCACGGATGTCCTCAGGCAGTGAACGAGCAAACGCACTGTCTAACATCAGTGGGTCATACAGAGGGAACGGTCCTTTCTCGATAGCTAGGTCAATGGATGCACGGTAAGCACCATCACGTATGATCTGCATGATTGTCTTGAAGACGTGTAGGAACCCTGGTGATCCATAGTCATGACCCATGCCCTCGATGGCATTGGCGACACCAGTGACACCCAGGCCCATCCTACGCTTGCTCTGTGCCTCTAACTGTTGTGCTGGTAGTGGGTACACAGCGCGGTCAACTACGTTGTCCATAGCCCTCACAACGTGTCTGATGTCATCATTCAGCTGCACGTAGTCGAAGGACGCTGGTTCACCACTGTGGACACCATTGTGACTGACGTACTTGACCAGGTTGAAAGAACCTAAGAGACATGCGCCGTTCGGTGGTAGTGGCTGCTCACCACATGGGTTAGTCGCTGCGATCTTCTCACAGTACCACAGGTTGTTCTTTTGGTTAATCCTGTCGATGAACAGGATGCCTGGTTCTGCCCAGTCCCAGGTGGATCGCATGATCTGATCCCAAAGAGCTTGTGCACTGACAGTTTTATACACTCGTCCCTCAAAGGTCAGATCGAAGTCACCACCCGTCTTCACTGCTTCCATGAACTTGTCAGTGACACCGACACTGATGTTAAACCCTGTCAGTGTGGTGCTGTTGTTCTTCGCTGTGACGAACTCTTCGATGTTTGGGTGATCAACACGTAGGACACCCATCTGTGCACCACGACGGTGACCAGCGGATGCGATGGTCTGACACACTGCATCAAAGATACCCATGAACGACAGCGGTCCTGATGACTTACTGTCTAGGGACTTGATTAGGTCACCACGTGGGCGCAGGGTACTGAAGTCATAACCAATGCCACCACCTAGTTGCATTGTCTTTGCTGCTTGCTTGGCTGCATCCATGATGCCTTCCATGCTGTCCTCAATGGTCATAGACACAAAGCAGTTGTATGGTGTCACACGACGTGGGGATCCCATAGCTGACTGTACGCGACCAGCTGGTAGGAACCTCTGGTTATACAGTATGTCTTTGAAGGCACGGTAGTGTGGCTCATTGTCCTTCAAGGCGTGTGCTACACGTGCCATAGCTTGCTTGAAGTCTTCTCCCTCTGCACGGTACTTCTTGCGGTGAATCTCTTCGGAAATAGGTAGTGATGGGCCGAAGTGGCCCTTGTGGTTACTAAATGTCATTTGGTTGTTTTCCTTCGAGAAGGTTGATGCGCATCTCGCAGTAGCGCATGGCCTTCTTTAGATCAGTGATTTCAGATTGTACTTTGTCTTGTCCATCATACAGCTTGGACCCAGCGCGGCTGACATACTTGATGACATTGCCACGCCAGAACTCCATGCCGTTCTGCATGATGAACACTATCGGCTCAATAGGCCACTTAGCGTAGTGGCTTGGTCGTCTTATGACTTCTTCCCTTGGCCCTTGTTCCACGCTGGTATCCCCTTTGGTCTGCCGCCTAACTTGGCGCGTTCTGTGTTCTTATTGATAGCGTCCCAGGTCTCACGGTTGAGACTTGCGATTAGGATCTTGTTCTCCCGTTCACAGACCTCTTGATATCTCTTAAAGTCTTCTAAGATTGTGTCCTCGTTCATTGCCATTAGCTTGGCTCCCATAGTTTGATCGCGCCCTTGTCGACGTCCCAGTCTTCGAACCTCAGGATCCGAGCGAGACGTGCCTGTGTCAGCGCATAGTCTGCGTTTAGTTTCTGCTTTTGATATGCCTGGACGACAGTGTTCCAGGTAGCTGACCGAGCCAGTAGCTTCTCAGCTGTCTTGGCACCGACTGACGGACACCCTGAGTATCCATCTGTGACATCACCAGTCAGTGTCTGTGTGTAAAACCACAGGTCAGCATCTGCTTGACTGATTGTGTGGAACTCACCAGACATAGGTCGGTAGAGCTTTCCAGGTATCGACTTCATGTCCTTGTCATCAGACACCATGATCGTGTTGTGGCCCGGGGCTGTACCTAAGATACCTAGGATGTCATCAGCTTCTAAGAGCGGCTCACGATACCACCTGTAGGTCTCCTGGATCCACTTGATGAAGGCTGGGTAACCCACAGGCTTCCTGACCTTCTTTCGACCACCTTTGTACATCGGGTCGATTGTCTTCCTGAAGTTGTCCTTGTCGGACAAGCAGACAACAAAAGACCCTGTCTCCAGGGTCTCACATGCGTTGTCTATAAACTCTCGGAAGATCTCTTTGGCTTGCTTGAGATCCGAGGACAGTGACCATATGTCGTCACCCCAGTCGATCTCCTCTTCAGCAGCTGCACACGCTCGATACGCATACAGGTCGCCATCAATGAGTAGGACTGTGTTCTCCTCGGGCTTTTGCAAGAATGTCTTGAAGTAACCCATCTAACTCTCCTTTGGTCTCCATGCCGTGCTCTGTAATGAGCCAGCGGTTACCCCATGTGTCCTCTCCACAGTTCGTTGTGATCATGCCCTCAGAGGCCGCTATGGCGACGTAGAAGGCGCCCTGACGGGCAAACTGACTGGATACTGTGAAGGGACGACGCCACGCCCTGTCGAGGACGACATAAAGTGTGACAATTGCAGCTAAGTGATCCGTGACCTCAGTGGGTGTCAGCCCAAGTTCGTCCCACGGTATGTTCTGCGGTAATGGGGATTTTAGTTTCGAAATAGCTGCCTGTTTCTTGCGCCATTCGTCTAGCGATATCACCGACATCCTCAGCGATCTCCTGTGTTCTACAGGCAACCTGGATCTCGTCGTGTATCCAGCCGACAATGTATGCATCGTCGTGATGTTGCCTGATGATTTCTTGATAAGTCAGTTCCACCCACTTCTTGCAAATGATTGCCCCAGCGCTCTGTAGAAGCTGACTGAGTAGCTTGTGTTCTGACCTGATGAATAGTTTCCTACCATCGAGACCGATTAAGTGGCCCCTCTTTTCGTGTGCTGCTTTAAGTCTTCGGAGCAGTGTTCCAAACGCTGGGATGTTCTTGTTGAAGTTCTCCTTCAGCTGCTTGCCGTGCTTTGCACCCTTGCCAGCGATCTTGCCGATGAGCATGTCACCGCCGCCGTACATGGTTGCGTAGATAAAGGTCTTGGCCTGGTCTCTGGTAGCCAACCCAGCCGCCTTTTGATTGTGCGTATGGATGTCACCTTCGAGGATCTGACTGGCGTACTCACCACCGTCATTCAAGTAGTGGGCAAGACAACGTAACTCCAGACCACTAAGGTCACTACCAGTCAAGAACCATCCGTCTGGCACCGTGAATAGCTCACGACACTCTTTGCCATACGGAAGACTGGTTTTAGGCACCTGGGCCAGGTTTGGACCCCTGTGACTCGCTCGACCACTGACAGTACCACCAGACACAATCGTGTGTCTGATCTTACCGAAGCTGTCGACCTTCTTGAGCCACGCCTGTGGACCCTCAGCCAGCTGACCGACACGCTTGTCGATCATAAAGTACTCAGCCAGCTTTTTGGCTTCAGGATACGGAAGTTTACCTAGGACTGTCTCGTCAATCTGAGCGTGACCAGTGCCTGTAAACTTAGTGGGCTTCCAAGCATACTTCTGACGTAGGCAGAACTCTATGTGACGTCGGCTGCTCGGGTTGAACTCTACCATCTTGCGTTTGGTAAAGGGTACACCCTCTTCGTAGCCTAGGGTCTTGTTGTTCCGCTTAGGGATAAACTCTTCAGTTGTCTCCCAGGGCGGGAACAGTTCGTCTAAGCCTTGACGCAATTGCTCACGTTTCTGCGCAAGTAATGCATAAAGCTCAGTTGCCTTACTCTTGTCGAAAGTCCATCCATTGTTACCAATCTCGTTGCAGATCTGTGCTAACGAATGTTCTAACTCAATAGACTGTTCACTAAAGCCGCGTGACATACAGTGCTCATAGAGAACCTTAGTCACCTGAGTGTCCTGAACACAGTAGTCCAGCATCTCTTGGCTGTAGTTCTCCCAGCCGCCATCATAGTCATCCTTGAAGTCACCTAGGCGTATACCCCAAGCCTTCAGGCTGTAAGACCCAGTCATCCTCTTCGAGAAGCTCTCAGGATCCTTGGCGTGACGTATGCTGTCTTTCTCTGCCAGGTTGGCCTCGACCAGACGTGACAGTACGAGTGTATCCGTGATCTTACCTAAGATCTCAAATCCTGGATACACCTTCTGGAGTGCGGGGATGTCATAAGCAATGATGTTATGACCAATGACCTCTTCAGCGTTCATCAGTGTAAACATTGCAGCCTTGATCTCGTCGGGGCCGTAGGTTTGCACCTCGTCGGTCTCAACGTGTCTAAGCACAATGCAGTGAATCTTGCTGACAGTATCTAGTAGTCCGTCACTCTCCAGGTCCCAGACCCAGCGGGTCACTTGGGATCTCCAAACTCGTACTCAGTGAGTTCGTCTTTCTCGTATTTAATGTGGTCTTCAATGAAGTCATAGACTAACTGAAGGTCCATCTTTGCAGCTGCACAATATAGGACTAGCTTTAGCCCTTCCTCTGCCAGTAGTCGGCGACAGTGTGCATCCATGTGGAACTGGTAGGTTGCACTACCATCCTCATGTTCTTCGAGTGTTTCTACACCAATGATACCAGCTTCAGTCATCTGTGATCTCCAGACCCACTGAGCGTGTTACGCTTGGCACGTAGCCTCAGCTTCTCCAGGTTCATGTGTGCAACCTCGTTCAGACTGACACCAAGGTCACGTGATAGGGCAGCAATTTGCCATAGGCAGTCACCTAACTCGAAGATGATGTCTGCACGTTGTGCGTCTGTCAGCTTCTCTGTGCCGTCGAACTTCAGACCCTTGTCACGGATCAGCTTCGAGATCTTACCAGCGACCTCTCCAGCTTCCTCATTAAGTGCCAGCGCTGGGTAGATTACCTTCCACTTATATATGGCATACTGTGCCATGTCGGCCTGGTAGTCGTTCATAGTTAACGGTTGTAAATAGCGTTCAGAAACCATGGGTGCTCTCCTCTGGTCTTAGTTTTGGTCTGATTGATTTGCTTAGTTTGATGCGCTGACAGTAGACCGCCGCGTCTTGATAGGTCTCGTAAAGAGGCTCATGGATCTCCATAGCCTGTTCACATTGCTTGTAGGTGGGGAATAGAACCCGTGCTGACATGGGTCCGTATTGAGCACTGGTGTACTCAATTAGTAAGACTGTAAACCACTGCATGACTAGAACGGCACGTCGTCTAGGTCACTAAACTCGTTGGTCTCAGTCAGACGTCCTGTCTCCAGGTCGTACTTTAAGATGCCAGCTGGCCCGACCTCGCCCGTGTGTCTATTCTTTAAGACCACGATGTTGCGCTTGCCTGAGGTTGGATCTTCAGCATCGACGTTTAGGCCGATACAGGTGTCTGCCAGCTGCGCTATCGCGTGTGACCCACGCAGCTGACTGAGGCTGACCTGGGCACCCCCTTCGTGTCCCTTGTCCCCTTGTGGGCGACGTAGGTGAGACACTAGTATTAGGCAGATGCCCAGCGCTTGAACTTCGACACGTAGCCTGGTCATGATGTCATCAACGAGCCTACGCTCATCGTTGACACCCGAGGTTAAGCCCGAAATCAGAATGCTAATGTGGTCCAGGCATATCACCTGACACCCTAGAGCCTTGTTCATGTACCTGATTCGATTAACGATGACATCTAGATCCGTAGATCCAAAGTGATCGAACAGGTAGAACTCACCAGCCTTTCGCATGTCATCAAATGAACTGATGATGTCTTCTTCACAGGTACCATCGACAGACACACTTATGTTCTTGTTCATGTGAAGCCCTACAAGGCCCTGAGCAGTGCGCTTGGTACTCTCTTCGAGCATCATCATGCCAATTGGGAACCCTGACTGCTGCACGTGGTACATAAGCTCTCTGACAAAGGTAGACTTGCCGACCCCCGAGCCAGCGGCAATGGTGACCAGTGACCCCAGCCGTAAGCCCTTCGTAATATCGTTGAGCTTGCTGTAAGGGTAACTAATGGGAGAGACAGCATCCCCCACACCAATGACCTCTCGGAGATCGGCAGCTGCCACGATCCCATCAGGCCGATGGAGCTTGGCCTGGAAGATCGCTTGTATGACTGTCTGGGCATCTCCTTTCACAAGTGCCTCATTGGCGTCCTTGTGTTCCCCGAGGTTTGCGATCTTGCACAAACCGATGGGTAAAGCCTCTGCACATTCAATGGCAGCTTCACGACCAGGTTCATCATTGTCGAACATGAGGACAACTGATTCAAAGCTGGTCACGTAATCGTAGTTACTTAGTAGAGCCTTCTTTGCAGCCTTAGCCCCATTGGGGAGACTGACAGTAGGCCACTTGTGGTTCTGCATTTGACTGACGCTCATTGCATCTATCTCGCCTTCGCAGATCACCAGGATCTTACCGTTGGACCACAAGTGTGACCCAAACAGTGTCATATCTCGTCCGTTACCTACAACGGAAAAGTCTTTATCTTTGGTTCTGACCTTTTGTGCGACTGGACGACCCTTTTTGTCGCGATAGGTCGCAAGTTGGACAGTCTGACCTTTGTACTTACCAACCGTGTATCCAAACTTACGACAGGTCTCCTCGGTCAGCTTGCGCGTCCGTAGAGCCTGGAAAGTGCCGTTGATTAGGTTGGGGTCATTAGGCCGCTCTGGGACGTATGTAGGAGCCTCTCCATCGCCAGCAACCCACGCTCCGCATCCAAAGCAATAGACGTGACCGTCACTGTACTGTGCACCATTGTCCCGTGATCCACATTGGTCACACGGGACGTGCTGTACGAACTCGCTCTCAACTTGTTCGACTGCTTCCATGGCGTTACGCCGCCGCTTTTGCGTTGACGTAATTCTTGACCTTCAACAGTAAGGTTTTGGCCTCTTTGCGTGAGGTCTCAAGACTTGCTAGGGCAATCTGAATCTCTTCTACCTGACGGTCAGTCTTCTTTAGCCAGTCTTCTAGACCTTTGACCCATACCTGGTCCTCTTCGTTACCAGCGGGGCCAAAGAACTGCTCACGTACCTGTGTGACCCAACCCCAGCGCTCTATGCCTAGCTCTTTAGCTACAGACTGATCAGTCTCTGCCTTCGTGTAACGCTGGTTCTTACGATCATATGCCACCTGAAGCATCTCAAAGATCTCATATGATTGCTTAGGTGTTGGTTTTACTACCTCTGGTAGGTTGGTGCTCTTGTTAGCCATTTGTCTACTCCTTGGAATCAAAAAGGGGCGACCTAAGCCGCCCCCTCGCTCTCTCCTTGGTGTCAAAATACTAATGCCTCTTTTATTCAGAGGGGCTTTCGTATTCTGAGCCTTTCCTAGCTTCTTCAAGCCAGTCATCAGGTATCAACTTTGCTGCATACCTGAAGCCGTGCTTCTCGCAGTACATCGCGTATGTCGTGGGAGATCCCTTGTACAAACGCGCGTTCTGGTTTGAGAAGACAAAGCGGATGTCGATGTCTGGGAACTGTTGTTTTATCAACAGGTGTTTCTGACGGTCTTGGACCGCCCAGATCCCTTTGGTCTCGACAAAGAAAAAGCCCCCGAGCTTCGGGAGCTTAAAGTCAGGCGTGTATTTTGCCTGTCGTGCTGGGACTGTGTATTGGATCTTGTCAGTTTCGAACTGTAGTTTGATCCCTGCCTCAATGATTTGGTCGCCTACTCGCTTCTCAAGTCCCGATCTAAAACCAAGTCGATAGGCGGCTTTAGAAGTCCTCAAGTTCGTCGTCGAAGTCTCCAGCTGGCTCAAAGCCACCTGACGATCCTACTTCGTAACCATCGACAGCATCAAAGTCACCAGCACCGTCTCCAGATCCACCCGAGACTGGGTTAATCACCTGGACAGCTGCTAGGCGTAGACTGATGCCCTTCTTACCACCAGCGGTGTAAGCATCGATCTGACCCGATGCACGAAGCTCAGTGCCTGAGTACATCGTCGGAACCTGATCTATTGGGATCGGGTTGCCCTTAGCATCAAAGTACTTTGGTTGATACTTAGACTGGATCTTAAAGACATATTCACCAGTCTCTTCGTCGACGTCGAACGGTGTATGGACGTTGTCCTTTGCACCGAAGTTCTCGCTTTTGACACCATCGATTAGGTTAGTCATGTGTTTCGCGTCTTTAGGTGCAAGACGTAATGACAACTTGTATTTACCTTCAGCATCGAAGGCAGTGTCTGGTCGACCAGGCTGTAACCACGGGTATTGTGCTGTTCCAGCTGGTGATACAAACTTAGCTTTACTCATATGGATGAGTCTCCTGTATTTGATAGTTTCCTACGTGAAGCTCTTGTTGGCTTCTAAAGGGGTCTCTTAGTCTGCTCTGTTGTTTTAATGCATGTCTTCACAAGGATCGGTATCAATTTCGACTACTAAACAGACCCTATGACCAGCATACTCTGTGTCTTCTGCTTTAGACTTTGCACGGTACATCATAATCTCTTCGATTGTTTTAACCCTGGACACGAGTAGTTCCCAATCCCAGTATCCGTCGGTCACATACCTGTAACCTGATAATTCATAATACGCCTTCATTTGTTTCTCCTGTTTTAGCTAAAGCAATATTCGCTCTCTAAGACTGCTCTAACGTCTAGATCTCCCTTCTCTGGTACTGGTGCTAAATCCATGTCTGGATTAGCCAGGCGGTTACGACACTCAATCTCGAAGTTACCTAAGACACAGTTGTCTTCGTACATGTCGACGATTGCATGACGTATGTTGTGGTAGAATGCCCAGGTATCTGCTGCGTTAGTTCCGAAGCTGTCGTGGATCATGAAGAAGTCCTCGATGCCCTGGTCTAAACCGTGGCAGATCGCCAGCTGCATGTGGGCAGCATCGAGCGAGTGCACGAAGTTAGGCGCGACGCCAGCCCGT